GTAGGCTCCTTACAGGTCTAGGACGCCCGGAGGGGCGCCGTTCTCACGGGCGATGCGCACCAGTTCCTCGAGACTGTTCGACTGCTTCTGGAGTTCGACGAGATTTTGATTCCTTGCTGAGTCATCGCCACGCAGAAGGCGGTTGAGCTCCGCTGCGCCTTGCGCGGTCGTGACGTCGCTGGCTTGAAGCGCGGCACGCGACGGGCCTTGGACGACGGCGTTCTGCACCTGCTCGGCGAGTCCGAAAATCGCTGGAGCGGTTGCGCGAAAGGCTTCATCGACTACACGCCTGCTGGCAGCCTCTTGCGCCCTGCGATCGACGATGCCATTGCCTCTCTCGGCCTCCCTGCCAAAGAACTGCCGGACGTCGTCAAGACTTCTCGCCAACTCCTCGCCAGCCCTCTCAGCCGGCGTCATGGACAGGTTTCTGCCCCTAGCCGCCGCCTGACGCTGCTCCTCTTCTCGCGTAGAGGCGTCGAGGGCCGCTTGAACTCTAGGGTCTTGATCAATAACCTCTTGTTCTAGCGTGGCTCGCCTAGCCACAAGCGACTCACGAACACCAGTCGCGAGCACTCCAGTGGTTTCAAGCTGTCGACTGATTTCTCTCGCTTCACGGGCGCGCATTGCTGCCGGTGCTGCGGCAGGGCTCGACTCGGCGTCGGCCAGTATTTCCCGAACAATGTCCCAGAATCTTCCTCCCGTGGGTGCCAACTCTTGTGCAATCTGGCGCTGCCTTTCACTGACTCGTTCAATCTCCAGAGCGCCGGCCTCGTCCCCTTCGCGACGAGCACGATCTGCTAAAGCACGGTAGCTTTTCTTGTTTGCAAGATCCCTAAAGCCGTTCCGTCGCGCTATCTCGACCGCACGGTTTCCGTTTGCGCGGGCCTCTTCGGCAAGCGCGGTTCTGTCAGCAGCCGCCACTTGGCGGCCAAACCTGTCCCTGGCCGCAGCAATCTCTTGGCGGGCTAAACCGGCGAGTTCTTGCTGTCGGCGAACGTCTTCGTCAGCCCTTTCCCTGTCGCCAGAGGGTTTCACAACGCCGCGTCGAAGGTCGGATCGACGGGCCTCGTCTGCCGCGTCTCGTGCGCTATTGATGTTGCCATCGACTTCTTGAATTGCGCGATCAAGAACGTCGCCGAAGTTGTTTAATGCCACGCGGGCGGCGTCAATGGCGGCGACTTCACGCTGGCGTGCGTTGACCGCATCTTGAATCCGTTGAACCTCTTGTCTGGCAGCCTCGGCGGCGGCGAGGTCGCCGCCGAGCCCTGACTCTCTTGCAGCTTTCTGCGCTCTAGTCAGGTCGTCTTGCGCTTTCTGAAGGGCTTCAGTAAGGCCATCCAGCTCAAACTGTAGGCCAATGGCGCCTTGAACTCCGGACTCAATGGCATCCGCTACGGCTTCCTGCGCTCTGCCGATGTTCTGCGCCGCGGCACGGGCTGCTTTGGCAACCTCAATCTCAAGCGCGTCGGCGGCTTTGACTGCGCCAGATTCAATCGACACAATCGCAGCCTCAACTGCGGCAAGCTGCTGCCTTCTGACGGTATTGTCGCCACCGGCCAACAAGCTGGCGCCACGGAAGTTATACTCGTCAATTTCTTTCTCAAGCCTTGAACGCTCAAAGATAAGCTGATCTAAAGCTACTTGATTCTGCTCCGCGGCGGTTTTGGCTAGTCCTATTCTCGCCCCAACGGCGGCTGCTGCCTGCCCGGCTTTTAGGTTAGCCCCCGCCTCAAGGTCTGGTCTTTCGCTTTCACGAGCAAACTGAACCTCGACGTTACGCCTTGATTCAACGGCAACCATGGCGGCGTCAAGAGCGGAGGCCGGTGGGGCCAGTCGGAGCCTGTCAAGTGCTTCTCTTTCACCCCTTCTTGCTTGTTGTATATCCCTTGCAAGCCTAACCCTTTCGCCAGGATTTTCGGCAGCTTTTAGCTCTTTCTCTCGTGCTCCAATAACTCCTCTGAGTCGCCCAATTTCTGGATCAATCTGTGCCGCCCGCTCGAGATTGAAATCAGCCTGCTCTTTGCGAATTTGTTCAATCTGTTTTGCGAACGCCGCAGCATCTGCGGCTTGCCTTGAGAAGCCGATGCCCGCGATCTCGTCAGCCAATGACGCAAATGCGTCAGCCAGGCTCTTCACAAGAGGCTCTTGTTGAGCCAGCGCCTCGTTCAGAGCCTCTACACGGTCCTTTGTACTGACGCCCTCGTTTCGCCACTTTATGTAGGCCGCGATAAGCTGCCCAGTAATTGCAGCAGACACGCCTGCGAATAAACCAGTCGTGCCGCCAAGGACGAACCCCAACTGCGAGATGTTGTTGCCAGCCGCGCGGATTTGCTGATCAAGGCCGCCAGTGACGGAGAAGAAGTCCTCTACGGCGAAAATGGCCTGCTGAATGCCAAGGCCCAAGTTCCCAAACGCACCGCGGCCAACATCTCCGACACGCTGGAGTCGTTCAATAATCCTCTTCGGCGATATTCCAGTGACAGCAGCAACTGCCTTTATGGCGGCACTCTCGACTTTTGCGAGCTCACTTGCTGCCGCAGAAATGCCACCCTTAACTTTCGCAGCCCGCTCAAGGGCTTGTGCGTATTCGTTGACTCTGTCGGCGGCAGGCCCGCTGACGTTGCCGCTCGCAACAAGGGTCTGCTGTAAGAGACTTAGTTTTGACCTAAATGAATCAATCTTTGTGCTTTCAAATATCTCGGAGAGCGGCGTGCCGAACTTCGATGCTGCGCTGACGGCACGAAGTTGATCTTCGATTCGCTTGAGTTCTTTCCCAGATCGTTCAAGGTCGCCGACTGGGATAAACGATTTTTCTTCGATTTTCTGCTCGTTGAGCCGCTGGTTAGCTTGATCAATCGCAGCCGCCATCTTGTTGTTGGCAAGCTCCAGCACACCGAGTCCGGCCGCGCCGTCCCGTGCAGCGTTTGCGATGTTATTGATGGCTCGCCGTTCATCTTCAAGAGATCGCTGGACATCAGCGGGCAATGCAAAGAACTGCGACCGAAGGCTCTCTGTCCTGGCGAGTTCCGTCTGGACTGTTTTTTGTTCTCTGGCGAATAGGTCGCCGCTTGATCTTGGTGATGATTTTGGGGGTTCAAGAAGGCCAGCCGTGGCGTCTTCAAAGTCATTAGCGTTCTGCCTGGCAAGCGAGCCACTGCGTCTCTCTCGCTCAATGGCGGACGCCTTGTTTAGCAGTTCGACAACTCTCGCCGTCGCCTGCGCTTCACGCTCCCTTGAATCGACAAGCCGCTCCTCAAGGTTGACTTGCTGCCGCAGTTCGTCGGTAGCACCCTCAAGCGCAGTATCAGCCTCGCGGGCCAACTGCACGGCGGCCTGGAGATCCTGCTGGAACCGTACTGAGTCTGGGCGGCGAGCGACGTTGAGTCGGGCGTCCTCGACCAGGGCGTTGGCCTCTGCTGCCCGCTGGGCGGCGATGAACTGCCGTCCTTGAATTGCTCCCAGGCCAAGCTGCTGCGCTCGGCGAGGGTCGATGCGGGCGGCGCGCTCCTGCTCGCGGCGGGCGTCGTCGAGGGCGGCCACAAGGCCGGGGCTCTGGAAGCGAAGCTCCCTGCCGGTGGCGAGGCCGCCAAGGGACGCCTGGGCCTCTGATAGGCGGTCAATGGCCTCGGCCGTCAGTTCGACTTGCCGCCGCACTCGGCCGTAAGACGCCGCGCTAACCGCGCCGCCAGACTCAATGGCACGATTCAGTGACTCCGCACTCTTCTGGGCGGCGATCAGGGCCGGCTGGAAGTTCGCCCTGACGTCGGCCCCCAGCTTCTCGCTGGCCTTGGCGGCCCGCTCCAGAGGCCGGTAGACCTCCTCGGCGGCCGACACGAGTTGCCGAATCTTGTTGGCCTCGCGGTCGTCGATCAGCGAGAGCCGCCGGCCACCCGCCGCCGAAAGCGCCCGCTCGACCTTCTGGAGCGACGTGTAGATGCCGTCCAAGGACTTCGAGGCGGCGCGCTCGGCGGCGTTGATCTGCGACTTGACGGATGCGGCGAAAGACCTCGTCCGCTGGGCCGACTCGTCCAACTTCCGGTTGAAGTCGGACGTATTGGCCGTGACCAGCGCCGAGATTTTGCCGAGGTATGACTTCGCCATCGCCGCTTCCCTACGTCTTCAACTTCATGAGCTCCGCGAACATCTGCTCCTGCGTCTGCTCGGGCTTGACGGCCCGCGGCATGAACGCCGACTCTTCCGGGATGTCCTTCTTCTTGTAGTTGCCGGAGGCGCACATGATGATGCGGCAGATTCTCGCGGTCTGCTGCCAATGGTCAGGCAGCGGATACCGCTGATCGAACGCATACCACTCCGCGATCTCCTCGCTATCGACCTCCTTCAGCAACCGCTTGACGGACATCCCGAGGCAGAGGGCCAGGCGCATGTAGAACAGGCGTTCCGGCCGTGCCGTCAGTCTTTTCCCAGCGCGTCCACGGCCTCCTGCGTGAAGGCGTTGACCTTCCACGCCTCCTCGAAGACGCGGTTGATCACGACGCTCGACTTCTTGCCCAGTTCGACGACGTCCTCGTCCTTGAAGATTCGCTCGCCGCTCTCGTCGCACAGGGCGAGGACGAGGAACCGAACGCGAAACGCCTTCATCTTCTGTTCGGCGTAGCCTTCCTCGAAGGCGTCACGCTCGGTGCCGGAGATGATCTTGACGTAGTAGTCGCCGCCCCACTCGGGGATCACGGTCTTCTGAACCTTGATGTCGTTGGCGGCCAGGATGCGACTGCGGAGGTCTTTTGCCACGGTGGGGCTCCAGGTTGGCTATGCGGCATCCATCCGCGTCAAGTTGTCTGGTTTATTACGAAAGTCGCGCGACCACGAACAAGGTCGCCCGATGAAAAGTCATGTGTCGCTGACTCGATGACTGCCAGTTTGCTGACCGTCGCGGAGCCGTGGGAGATGGTCAGGACTCCGACCATCCCGACCACTGAGAGCGGCCCCGGCGTGGACGCCGTCCGTAGGTACTCGATGGACACCTTGGCCGGCGTCAGCAGGGCGCCGGTGGCGACCATGCGCTTGTAGCCCACGGGATCGGCGATCGCCGTCATATCGACGACTTCGCCCTGACCCTCCTCGATGGAGATCGAGGTGATCAGGGCGGTGAAGCCGCTGAATGAAAACGTCGTACCCTGCGACGAGATCGCCACTGAAGCCTCCCGTCACGAAGGCGTCAGGCGAGCCGGAACGTGGCCGACCCCCGCACGAAGTCGCCGACCGAACCGCCGAGGCTTGCGCTCGAGCACGTCGCGTTGCCGCTGAACGACATCGGGCCGCTGATCGACAGGGTGCCGGAGGCGCCAGCCGAAAGGATCGTGGTGTTGATGTAGTCGATCTGCACCTCGCGGTCGGTCGCGAACCCGCCAACGAACTCGCGCTTGCCGTTCGGGGCGATGCCCAGGTGGGTCGCGTCGAGCAGATCCTGCGTGTCATTGACCTGAACCGAAGTGACGGTGATTGTCGTGCCACCAAACGTGAACGTGAGTCCCTGTGCCGACGTTGCCATCTAGGGCGTCTCCTTACGCGGTTACTATGTGGCCGATTCCTGCCACATGATCTGGTACAGTTGCCGCACCTCGTAGGCCGGAGGCAGTTGCGCCCCGGCCACCGTGGGGTCGAGGAAGTCGTCGGTTTCCGACGTCAGCCTCATATCTTCTATAGTAGCATTCGCCAGCGTGCCGGT